ACCCCATTGTCTTGCAGCCTTAGCTACTGTTCCTCTTGCAAGTACTCTTCCTTCTGCCTTTGCTGCTTCATCTGCAACTTGTGCAGCTTTAGCAACGATAGCAGCAGCACCTTGTCTTATTTCTTTTTTAGCGGCACTTTCACCTAACTGTACAACTAATTGTTCTGCGGCTTGTTTAGTTGCACCTTTAACACCTTGTTTAACAATAGCTTCTGCTGCATCTTTAACTAAAACTTCTGCGCCTTCTTTAACACCAGCAGCAATAAGCTTCTTACTTAATTGTCCTACAGCAACTTCAGCTGCAGTACCAGTACCAAGAGATAGGTAAGTGACTGGGTCACCTAAAACATCTAATGCAAAAAAGATTGTTCCATCAACATATTTATTTCCAGTTGGTTGAACACCAGCAAAAATTGTATTACGAAAAGTTGTATCTGTATCTTTTATTTGTTTGTAATAATCTTTAAGACTGAATCCACCTTCACCAGCAAAGCCACGTTTGCCTCCAGTACCAATCTTCATTGCAACGTCAAGTCCTTCTTTAACACCAGAAACAATTATACGGTGTGGTGTATCTAATACGGCTAATGGACCAGCTATTGCTTTAAGAACAGCAATGCCTGCATCTTTATACCAAGGTAAATCTGGTGATGCTGTTTCAATTTGTGTTGGTGTGTACTTTGTACCATACAACTGTGACTGTTTATAAAGAATTTGTTCGTTTAACTTTTCAGACAAAGGTATATCAGCACCTTGTGTCTTAGTTTTAATTAAAGGAGTAGTTTTAGGAGTAGTTGCAGTAGGCTTTGGTGTTGGTTGTCCAACTACAGTGGTAGGAGTAAAACCTGAACCATATACAGTTCCAACCCAGTCAACTGTTCCAGGAACTGTTGTTGATGGTGGTGTAGGAGTGGTTGCCATTTATTTTCTTGTCCTTATCTTTGTATATACTTGGTCTACAAATGGATTAATACCTGCTGCATTTATCTTTGCTAATACTGCTGAACCTAAGTTCTTTACGTATGCTTCAGTATAAGCTTGAGCATTTTGTGCACTGACACCACGTTTAATAAGGTCGTTATATCTTTCAGTGCCTTTTTTATTTACATAATCTACTGCTGGTTTGTAAGCTACTGTATTACCGTCTGGACTATTTACTAAACCATAACGCGCTTCTGGATTTAAACCATATTGACTAAACACATGTGTTTCTTTTTGTTTAGCGTAAGCTTTTTTAGCGGCACTCTTTTGACTATAGATATCTTTAAGCTGTGTATAGTAATCACCACTAGTTAAACCAGTTCCAGTTAACTTACCTTCTTTTGCGGCCGTTCTAGATAAAGCTTGTATGTCTGCTAATGATGTTACGTTTTCTAAATTGTCTCTAGTAAACTCAGAGAGTTTGTCATTACCATTATAACTAATAGCTGCTTTATAATCAGGTGCATTATAGGTAAGCCATTCATCTTGCGAATACCACGTTGGTGGTTTCTTAAAGCTAGCAATCGTTCCTTTAGGGTTAGCAATGTACTGAAATGCAGTGTACTGTGATGCTTTAATAGGGTCTTGAAACTCCGTAAGATACTGATTGTATACTTGACCAAGGTCTAATCCTGCCATAAATAATCCTTACTTCTTTTTAGCTGTTGCTTTAACTGCTGCTGCTCTAAGTTGTGGGAACTCTGCTTTAACTTGTGCTGGTGTTGCTGTTGGGTTAGCTGCTATGAATGCATTTGCTCTAGATTGTAGAGCTGGTGCATTTGAACCTTTAGCTGCTGCTATTTGTTTAGCAAGTATATTAACTGCTCCTGAACGAGATGCTGCTGTCTCTGCTGCTGCTTTATCAGCGGCTGCTTTTTCTGCTGCTGTTGCTGCAGCTATACGGGCTGCTCTTTCTTCTGGAGTTTCAGTTGACTCAGTGGTATCAATAGCAAGGTTACCAGATATTCCAAGTTCTGCAATAGCATCGCGCAATGCATTCTCACGTGCAATAGAATCTTTCTGGAGTTGTAGTCTAGATGCAGTGTACTGTTCTTGTATTGCATTCAACTGTGCTATCTTAGCCTGGTCTAGTGCTCCTTCTTGTGCGGCTTTCTGTGCAGTCAGTGTTGCTTGTGCCAGTCTTTGAGCCATTGCTTGTTCATTTAATCTTGACTGATTTGCTTGTGTTGAAGTTGCAGCAAGTGTTGTCAAAAGATTATTATAATTAGCTGCTCCACCTTGTGCTGCTGCCTGTGCTGCTAGCAATCCTGGTTGGACTCTTGCTGCATCTACACCTTGTGATTGCATGTACTGAGCAATGTCATTAGATACTGGAGTTGCTGTTGCACGTGGTGCTGTGGCATAAGCGTTTTGTGGTGCACCTTCTAAGTATGTTTTAAGTGCGCCGAATCCTTCATCGGTTAAACCTTGCGCTTCTCCATATCGAGTACCTAATCTACTTAAAAGATTACCATATGTTGTGTTTGCAAAAGCGTCACGAGCAGCTTTTTGTTCTTCTAAAGTTGTGTTTAATGCTTCTGGAATTTGTCCACCTTCAACGCCTGCAAGTTGAGCTTCATAATACTTTAATGCTTCTTGTGCACCAAGTCCTTTTCTTTGTAACGCTGCGTTATCTAATGCTTGCTGTTGATTATACTTTGCTATTTCTAAATCTAATTTATCTGATGCAGTCTGAGCTTCTAATCCACGAGCACTACCTAATGCATCATAATAAGATGCTGGTGCACCACTGCCACCACCACCACCAAGGATAGCACCTGACCAATCATAAGTAGGAAGTTCAAAGTCAGCAGCTACGTCAACACTAGGAGTATCAGCTGTTGGTGGCAGTATTGGATTAAATACAGATGGAGCACCTGCTCCTGGTACATTTGTTTTTGGACGCGCACCTGGAGGTGCTGGTTCGTACTTTGTTACAGCCATATTATCCTACCTTAATTCCAATAATGCTGCAGCATCGGCAGCTATTTGTCTTGCCTTGTTTGATTCTATATCTTTTAATGATTCTTGATAAGACTCTTGACCTTGTGTTGCGGCCAAGTCATATCCTCTTAATTGATTAGCCAAATCACTTTGAGCATAACCCAATTGCTTAGTTCTCTCTGAGGCATAGTCACCCAAAGCTTTCTTATATACACCTGAACGCACACCCATGCCTTGAAGTCCACGCTGACCATAGTTGGCAGTAAGTCTTGGGACTTGTTTTTGTATACCAAAAGCTGCTTCTTGAATCTGGGTAATAGGGCGTTGACCAGCAGTCTCTGCCAGATAACGCCTGTATGTATTAAGAGCTTGTTGCTGGCCTAGGCTAGTCTGCAAGTTTCTACGCTGCTGCTCATATATTGATGGGTCAAATGCCATTTAAATTACCTCTTATTATTATAGCGAAAATTTTCCATATTACCACTTTTGTAAAGGGCAAGTTGCTAATTTTAATTTAACTTTAGCTTTCATTACACACATACACAAACTGCACTGAGTGGTTGCCTTAATAAACTTTGGGCAATCCTGACACAATGAGTATCTAGTACTTTCTTCTTCATCGCTCACGTATTCAGTCTTTGGATTTAAAAAATCCCAGGGTCTAGTTACGCCTACTCTAGCCTTATAATCTTTCCAAGCTGACATTATTCCTCCGCTAACTTAAATTCTTTACCATCCCATATTACACCAAGACTTAAGCTAAATGCCTGCTCTTTAGTAATTGGAACTATTACGGGTGCTGAATTTAAACCAGCAATTAACGGTTGCATGTTAAAGGATATACCAAAAGAACCAGTATACTCTCCATCTACAACAGCTGCAAAATAACTAAATTGTAATTCTTCATTCATTATATTTTCCTTCTAATTATTAATATTACAACCATCTGGATAACAATATCCAGATTGCACAAATTGCCATGCGCCCCAAACGGTTGATGTTGGACAACTACAACCACTGCAACCGGGAGGACCACAGGTACCATTATAAGATATACCACTGCGTTGATATAAACGAGATGGTGGCATGCAACAACTATCGGTTACATTAGTACCTACACAATATGTGCAAGGTGTAGGTGGAACATAACCACAACCAGTGTAATTGGCTATATATACTGCGTCATACGTTCCACAGGAACCGTTAGTATATGAACGCATTAAATCAAAACCTGAACAAAATTGATTGCCTGTCCATTGTCCAGCTCCAGGGCATGGTGGAGGAGGAGGTTGATATCCACAACTTACGCTATTGTATTCTAATATTTCTTGATACGTGCCACCACTACCATCAGCACGTAGATTATAAAGAGTATAACCACTGCATTGGTTTGCTGCAATGAGTGTGCCATACGGAGGATAAACTGGTGGAGCAAATGGAGTAACTGCATTTGATGCTGCTGAAGAAGCAGATTGAATTCCATAGTCAGTTAAAGCATAAATTGTAAAAGTATAAGATGTTCCATTTGTTAAACCGGTTACTTCAATTGGTGAACCTGCGGCAGTTCCAGTAAACCCACCTGGTGATGAAGTAGCAGTATAAGAAATACTTCCTTTACCAGTGGCGGTTGGTGGAGTAAAGGTAATAGTAGCTCGAGTGTTTCCAGCCGTGGCAGTACCAATTGTTGGTGTGCCAACGGTGTCACCGCTACCATCTATAATTCCAATGATTGGCATTAAGAACTCAAGTCTCCTAGAGCAACCCAAATATTAGCAGCTCTTTTAATTAAAGTAGCAGCAGTCCATTGGCCACGAGTCTTTACTCCAGGGTTACCATTTAAAGTAACACCACTAGTAGGAACAAATGTTAATTGGCCAGTACCTGTTTGGACAACAGTAATCTGCGTACCAATTGGAAATGCTACAGAAGATTCTAAAGGAATAGTTACGTTAACTGCAGTTGCTGATAAAACTTCAACAATTTTTCCATCATCTGCTAATACTAAGGTGTAAGCAGTTGTTTGATTATTTGTTGCAATATGATAAACAACGTTTCCAACTACTGAAACGCTAGCACCAACTGTAACGCTGCCAGATACAGCAAGAGATGTTGCGCTTGCCACTCCCAAAACTGGTGTAGTAAGTGTTAATGATGCAGCTAATTTTACTGAGGTTACGTTGCCATCAGCAATGAGTGCCGTAGTAATAGCTTGACCAGCAATAGATGCTGTTCCTATTGCTCCGGTATCAAAGTTTGAACCAGCAGACAAACCATTGGTAAAGTTTGCTATTGCAGTGTTGTTTGAGTTGTGCTGTGCAGCAACAATCGGTTGACCATTTTGAAAGTTTGGAAATGGTATTGTAAGTGTAGCCATTGTTAAGTACTCCTAATTTTTCTTCTCTTAAATTTATAAGCGATTGAATTTAATCCCCAGGCTCTTCCTGGAAAAATTGTTGCATCTGTTATATCATCTGGACCCATGAACTCTAACTGTACTGCAAATCCTCTGCCTAAAGGAGCAATACCTTTTCTTTTAATTACTGCTCCACCAGTGTTGTAACCATATTCTGCAGTGCCGTAAACACCACCAGAACCATCTATCGAATAAGTTCCACCACCAGAAGTAGCATTTAAAGTAATTGTTCTTGTTCCGCCAAGTTGATTTGTTTCATCAAAGTTTTTATAACGATTTAATCTTATTGCTGTAGCCGATGTTACATCTTTAAACACAAAGTATGGACGAATAAAAGTTTTTAATTGAACATATGCTTTATCATCAAACCATGATGTACGATAATAAGATTTAAATCTTCCGCTCAATGATGGTGTTGCACCAACAATAACATCGTCATCAGTATTTGCATAATCATCTACAAAGTATACGTAAGGAAAATCATCATCTGGATGAATCATTAAATAATAAGGTTGGTCATCTGCAGTGCGCCAGTCACAACCAGATACTAAACCAAATCCAGGAATGACAGTTGGAGTTGCATCATCTGATAACATAGGTGCAGACTGGAACATGGTGTATGCACCTGTTCTACCAATGGTAGCATCATATATTAAATTAACAGTTGCATATGCTGGTGGATTACCCTGTTGTGGTGTAGCATATGGCAATGACACCCATACTCTGTTGCGTATAAAGGATAAAGTTATTTTATCAGTGTTCTGTGCATTAACTTCATTGTTAATAATAATTGGTCTTATGCGTTCAAAGATATCTTGTATGCCATTACGATTATAGAAATATAATCCTTGCGGCCAGTCGAAGAAATAAACTCCACCATTACCAGCAACAGCTTGTTGTGGTGTATCAACACCAAGGTTAGTTGAAACTTCTACTAACTGAAATGAGTCCGCGTCATAGCCCATAAGCAAATAAATAGCTTTAGGTTTGAATATCATTAGCTGACCATCAACTATTTTAATTGCACGTATACCTTCTCCACCTGCAATAATATCAATGTAGTCATCTTGGAACCAGTTCTCTGGTGAGCTTTCATGTGACCAACGGAGTCTATTAGGATATGCAGTTAATGTTGGAGTTGCATCACTATTATATTCTTTTGTATTAGCTACAAATAATTTATTAGCATGAGCTACTGTATGTTCTGCACGTGGCATAAAGCCACCAACTGGCAATTGGTATGGTTGCCATGTAGGGCCAGATGCAGTAAGTGGAGTTGCATATGTATCGCCAACATTCCATTTATACATATTTGCTGCATCTCTACCAAGAGCAACATACAAAGTATCTTCCCATTGAGTCATGCCTGCACCATTAATAGACTTAACTGCTAATGGAGTTAACGACGCACTATTTAAATAACTAAAGTTGTTACCAGAAGAAACATAAACTCTTCCATCATATGAACCAGTTGTTTGATAACCAGTTGTTAACATGATTTGTGGCGCGGCAGGATACTTATAATTATATAATCCTTTTGGATTCCATGTTCCAGTAAATGCTATTGGACTAGGGTTTTTTATTTGATAGCCGGCACGGGAGAACACACCACCACGTGGGTCAATCTCAACATTGAGCATCTCAGGTGATTCATTTGGTGCTAACTGAAATTGGTCAGCACGAAAGTTAAGTCCACCAGTAAAGTCAAATAACTGTTGAACTGCAATTTGAGCCATTGTTTACCAGGCCACCGCACTAGGAACAGATGTAGAACTTGGTAAGACACGAATACCTGGAACATTCAACCCATAACCAATTCCAGATAGTTGTAATCCACCAGAGTAAATCAATGGTTGGTTACCATTAGGTGCCGTCAGATAATCTTGGTAGTTCTTTAGGTTAGTAACAAATTGTTCTCTATAAACTCTTGCCATTTCTGCATCTTCTTGGAATTGATAGATGCGTGACATGGTATAGGTCATTAGACATGCTTGTAATTCAAGGTCTAAGTCTACATAGTTTAATGATTCTGAGTTAGTTGAATCTAATAGCCAGTTATAATTTGGCTCACGATATCCTCTAAGATAAAGCGTATACAATTGATTTGGGCGCGGCCATAGATATAGTGAGTTAGACCATAGAGAAAAATATGCTGGAATGCCAGGTTGATTATTGGAACCTACCCACCATCTTTCACCTTGGTCTTGACTAATATAAATTAATTCATTACCAAAATTATTATATTGGTCTGTGCCTTGAATTGATACAACATTTATCAATTCTTTTATTTCAAATAAATTAACAATTGTACCTATCGTTACATAGGGAGATGGTGCATATGCTGCATAAAGGACAAATACTGATTGGTTACCAGTGATAACTCCGCTTCCATCATTAGTAGTCGTGTCTATTGTAGATGAATAGTTTGCCTCAAACCAAGGCCAACGAGTATCGGCATCTACGATTGTTTGAAAACCTTCTTTAAGATATTGCAGCACTAGGTCTTGGTTAATATCATCAACATCAGTATCATATCCAATTTGTAATTGAGACATGTCCTCAAGTAAACTAATAAGCCAATAAGAGTTTAAACCACCTGTTGGGTCTAGTGCCATGTTATATTCCTATTCTTTAGACTTTGCTGCTTTAGCCTGTTGATTTAAATGACCAATACAGAATTCGGTTTTTTTAGCTTGTGGTGCTCTACATCTTTCTTGCTTCATTTCATTCCAGTGTGTGCAAGTTGGCACTGGGGGAATGTATTCCACGCCAGAAGGTGGAGCAAGTTCAGTATTAGATTGCACAAAATTAGGCATAACGCCTGCTACATCTTGTCCAGACTTTGGTGAATTATACATCTCACAGTTTGCTGGAACTTGGCTTGTAAATACTGGCTGTCTTGTCATATGTTTATTATCCTTCGTGATAATTTGTTCTCTATGTATTGTACAAATTTTTTCATTTAAAAGGAAATAGCTGGCACTAAGAGGGTTGCCCGAAGGATGACAACCTTTCAACTCTTAGCACCAGCTAAACCTATTTAACTAGCCGAAGCTAATTAATTTATTATGCGTCAGCTGACAAGTAGCCCTGACGTGAACGGTTGGAGCAAGTAAGCTGTCCGTAGGCCAATACGATGGCGTAACGAGCATCTTTTTGTGCAACTGTACCCTGTTGGAATGGCGTTGTGGTCCACCAATGTCCGTTCATACCAGTAAGCTTGAGGTACTTCGAATTGAGGAAGTACATCGAGGCATTGGATACCTGGTTACCTGGCATTGCAAGGTCAAACACAACTGGTGTCTGCTTGAACATCAAGTTTTGGAATCCAGCATTAGCCTTAGCTACGTCCTGGTAACGCACGTTTGGTGTCAACAGTGACTCATACTTGCTGAACAACTGCTCAGTGGTGATGATAAGGTCTGGAGTATCATTACCCTTCGATGCGTTGTTGTAGGTATTTGCCATGTTAACTAAGCTCAAAGTTGCACCTTGAATGCCTGCCTGAATGGTTGGGTTCCACCATGAACTGGTTGCTGCGTCGATACCACCGATTGCAGTGTTCAATGAACCAGCGAATCCGCCGATACCGTTGAACTCTTTTGCGGTGCCACCAGTACCGTCATTGGAGCTAAGAAGCTGACCGTTGACAAGTGACTTAATCGACATTTCTGCCTGCATGATTTTAGCATTCAACAACTTGATGATTGCTTCTGTTCCACGGTTCTGTGCTTCTTCGATACCGCTAATTGCGATGGATGCAGCGATTTGCTTCCAGTCGTATATAGCAGACGTGATGCCGTCTTGTGGGGTAAGAGCAATGTTGTCATAGCCCGAGTAGGATGCAGCGGTTGTGTTCTCCTCATAGAGCACTGGCTCTACGATTTGAGTTCCGCCTTCTTCCATAACAACTCTTCCGCCTGAATTCAGGTGGTTCAAGAGCACGAGGTCCTTGAAGATGTTATCAACCAGCGTTGGCTGGTAGTTTTGTAGTGTCGTAGAAAACAGTGCATTGTAGTCTACGGACTGCACGTTTGGTGAAGTCATTTTATTTTCTCCTTATAATGTTAGTGTTTTGGTTAAAGCCCCAAGCCTTTTTTGGCTTGTTCAAAGGCTTCAAATACTGTTTTAGGTGCAGTAGTTGCGGTTTGACTTCCACCCTTAGAAGATGCGCCTGTGGAAACTATTGTTGCCGAACGCTTAGCTTGAACTCTAGCTTGCTCATCAGCCAGTTTTTTACTGGATTCAGAAGCTTTAGAATAAATTTTATCAAAAGCAACTTGTTTAAAGACTGCTTCTAAATCTGTCATTCCTGTTGCTATAGCTTTTGCTACAACTTCATCTGGATTAAAATCTTCACCGTACTTACCTTGTAATTTATCAATAGTTCTAGTTAACTCATCCATAGCTTTTGATTGCTCGAAAGCTGCAATGCGTTGCTCTAACTGTTGCATTTGCTTTTCAGTTGGGTCCAACCATTCGTCTTCGACTTCTGGTTGAGCTTTTACACCATAGTGTTGCTGCAAAGCTTGCAAGGTGCCTGCTGGGTCTTCCTGCAACGATTGTGCAAGAGTAGCAGCAAATTCAACTTGCTTTCTTTGTTCGCTAAGTTCCTGTGTCTTACGGGTATAATCCGCTTGACGCTGGTACCCAGCTAGAGCCTCTTGTAATGGTACTTGTACCTCTTGACCATCTACTTGCAGTTTAACAAACTTGTCGTTATACTGTGTAAAGTCAAATAACTCTGGCTCTTCTATTACGCTTGCTTCGCCTAATTCCTCGACTTGTCCATCTTCGATAATGGGGTCGATTACTTCAGTACTAGCACTAGCATCATTATTTATTTCTTCATTACTCATTTGGAGTCCATCCTTCTAGTTGGTTGTTCCTATATGTATGTAAAGTTTTTTACATAAACCTTATTGTTGCGGCGCCTGACCTTGTAAGGCAGCCAATATTTCTGGTGGTAATTGTCCTTGAGGGCCACCTTGTGGTGGTGCTTGACCCTGTAAGGCAGCTAATATTTCTGGTGGTAAACCTGCTAATTCAGGAGGTAATCCACCTTGTGGTGGTGGACCCTGTTGTGGAGGACCACCCTGTCCACCCATTAAAGCAGCCATTAATTCAGGAGGTAGACCTTGTCCACCTTGTTCCGATTGCATTGCAGCCATATCATCTGGGGTCATACCTGGTGGCATACCTTGCCCTTCTAAAGCTGCCTGGTCAGGAGTCATTCCTTCTGGTGCTTGTTGTTGTGGGCTTTGTAAGAAAGCTGCTGCATTCTTTACTCCGAATCCAGTACTTAAAACATACTCAGCCAACTTAGGTAAGTTAACAAGTCCTGCCTGGGCAAACGGTTGCATTGCTGAAACAATCTGCATAGCCATATCTCTACGGAAAGCTTCATTACGTGGGGCCGTTGAGCCAGCCTCAACATTAAAGTCAAACTCACCAGCAATATAATCTTTATCAAATGATAGCCAAACAGGAGCGTTCTCAGTGCCTATAATTCTTACAGTTTGCTCTCCAGTTAAATACTGTTGAGCAAGCATTATAAGATTAGAAGCACAAGCAGCTATAGAGTTTTCAATAGATATAAGTTTTTCAGCTACTCTAGCATTACCAGACTCAGCAATGATTGATGCTTCGCGGGCGGTACGAGTAGTCTCTGGAATGATTCCACGCTGATACTCTGAGACACCTGACACACGGTCAATGTCTGCTTCAATTGACTCACTCATTCTATAGAATTCAGGTGGGTTAATGTAAGCTGGCATTGCAGCAACTACGTTTTGTAGGTTCTCATTGCCCTTAACTGGAACCAATACGTTGTCATCATCTGATGCTAAAGCTTGACGTCCAGCGTCGTCGAATGCTGATTCGCTAAATAGATACTTGCGTGAGAATCTCTTACGATGATTCATCATCTGTGTACGAGTTTCGTTTAATTCCATTTGCAATGGTTCAATTGCTTCTAGTTCACCCATTGGATAAAAGAATCCAGGGATTTCATAGTTGCGTAACATGATAAATGGATGGCCAAATACATATGGCATTTTTACTGGCTTGACTAGAAACTTGTCACCAGTGTCTGAGAATATGCACATCTCACCAGTATCAACATTATAATATTCAAATATATTACACATTGCTTCATCTGCATCAACTGTTGTGTCATAGTTTCCAGTTGATACATAATCTCCATAAGCTTTTGTGAGTGCAGGTCCTACATCTTTTCTTGCGGCATAATCATAACGGTCATCATTCTTAACATCTTTTAATGTACGACGACTTCTTTGCGCAATCCAACGTAAATCATTCATATCTGTTGCATACGGGTCAACATACATGTTAAATGGGTCAACGCGCTCTAAGAATGGACGGTCTTCTCTAATGACAAAAGTAGATTCTACTTCTCCTGTAACGCCAGGACCATCTGCTGCTTCATCTGCTGTATCTTCAATCTTATCAAGTTTTGCTTCTTCAACAAAACGATAACCAGTTTTAACCCAACCATGACCAATAATCAAATAATCTTTTGCTGCTCTTTGAAACTCTGGCTGGCAACCATAATGCTGCCACCAATAGTTAATGATTGATTCAGTTACTACAGCTTTGTCGCCATCTTCTGGTCTACGTGCATTAACATTAATCTTTGGACGACCAATTGAAATAGCAGGAGCTAAAGTATTAATAGTTGAAAATGCAACGTTGACAAGTAGTCTATCACCAACACTCATACCACGATAATGTCTACCGCGATATAAGTTAATTAATCTTTGCCATAATTGGTCATAGTTTTCTTGTTGTAATTTCTTTTGAGCAAGATTAATTTTACCTCTATAGTTACTTAATTTATCTGAGTTACTTTGACGTGCCATATTAACAATCCCACTTCTTTAATGCCAACGCTTTACGTGTTGGTCTTCCCTTAGAATCTTTCATTGGTCCTGGATTTCCTTCCATCCTTGCACAAAATGATTTTCTTCTTGCTGCAGATTTTGGTGATTTAGCTGCCTGCTTAGCAGTAACTGGTGGTTTTAAATTCATGCCTTGGGCTTTTGCAGATGCGCGGCCTTTAGCAT